TGGGGAGAGTTTCACCAGCGTAGACTTTGGCTGCCGTATTGGTACACTTCGGATGTATCACCCAGCACTCGAAATGTTCGGGACGAACTCATTGCCAGCGATATCTTTGATAGCGATACATATGATAGAATCGGAAATCAGTTCCGAGCGAGTGCTGGGCAGAGCGATTACACCGTGGGGCTTACGGGGTTTACCAACGATTCCATAGTTGTATTTAACCGCAAATCGATCCACCTAATGACAGGCGTGAGTGGATCTCTTTCCGATGTGTCCACCAATGTGGTAACCACAGAGATCGGAGCATCGGCAAGGAAGTCAATCGTCCAGGTGGCGAACAAGATTCTATTCTTATCAGACCAAGGCATTTACAGCGTGGAGTTCCTTGATGAATACAATTTACGAGGAACAGGCACACCGATATCCGAAACCATTCAGCCATTTATAGATCGGATAAATCAGAACTACGCCCATCTTTCCACAGGCGTATATTTCAACTCCCGCTACTGGCTGGCCGTCCCATTAGACTCTACTCCTGGTGCGGGCAATGCGACTAAGCTCAACACCATAATCGTTTACAATTTCATTAATGGTGGATTTGAAAGCATTGACTCCGTAAACTCTGTAGACTTTGCCATTCGCGATTTACTTGTTGCCCGTGAAGGAGCGCAGAATGCTTTGTATCTCACAACCGAAGAGGGCGGGGTACATAAGATAGATGGCAATGAGGGAGGCGATGTGGTTTCGATTACAGCAGGGCAGGCAACATCCTCAACGATTCCAGTAATCAGCCAATTAACATCCCGCCAATACGATGCCGACTCGATGGATCGTAAAACCTTCAGCCGTGCAGAGTTCCATGTAAAATCAAACAGTTCACAGACTGACGGTAACATCCAATTTATAACCGAGGACCCCGACTCGGTAAGCACAAGCACAGCAATCTCCAGCCTATTAGGTAACTCATTGCCCGACTCGGAGGAGGCCTCCCTACGCCTTCGGGTAAATAAGAAGGGGTTTGGCATACAGGCAGATTTCCGGCCATCCATAGGCCGACCATATCTTCGGGCAACCAAGATAGACGCTAGAATCAGTAACCGATCCACCACATCAATTTCATAAGGAGAATATAATCATGCCAGTATTACAAACAGGACAAAGTTTCGCATCGGGCGACCAGGTAACCGCGACCAAATTACAGGACATCGCAAATCTTGCTACATTTCGTACAGGTGCTAATAACACAGCAGACGGTTCAACCATAGAAGTCGATGCCACGGGCGGATATTTAAAAGTCCCAAGCAATGGGATAGGTACAAATCAATTATCATCGGATGCATCGGTGGATGCTAACAGAGCAGTCGGGACCAACCATATAAAGGACGGGGCGGTGACTGCGGCCAAGCTAGATAGTGCGGCAGTAAGTGTACTCATGCCGACAGGATCGATTTTGCCTTATGCTGGTTCATCTGCACCTACAGGTTATTTACTTTGCGATGGTTCAGCCCAAGCCCGCCAAGTAAATTCAGTAAATACTCCACTATTTACAGTTCTAGGAACGACCTACGGAGTGGGAGACGGATCAACCACATTTAATATCCCTGACCTTCGTGGACGAGTAATTGCGGGTCAGGACGATATGGGTGGTTCATCCGCTAATCGTCTAACCACCGCAAAAAGTGGAATAAATGGAGATAACTTAGGAGCATTCGGTGGACTAGAAGACCACACACTAACGGAAAGTCAAATACCTAGCCACCAACACGAAGCTGGTAACTTTAATGGGGTAAATACAGGTGCTGCTATTTCGAGGCATTTTGGGACTGGTTCAACAACTGCTAATGTTCCGTACTTTAGCGAGTGGGGTAGTGGTACGCCGTCAACAGATTCGTCTCTCACTTCATCGGTTGGAGGCGGCTCCGCGCACAACAATGTCCAGCCTACCATCATTTTAAATTACATCATTAAAACCTAATTGAATTATGAATTTATGGAATTTTGTACCGCTTTACACCGATTACGATGATTATGGATTGGTGGAACGATTATTAAATGCAGGTAAGGCAAAGACATGGACTAATGATCGGGGCCAGCAGGTAACTTCGGATGGAATTATTTTTACATCCACAGAAACTAAAGACGCTGGGTTTGACAAGGCAATGGATGAGTTTAATAGACAAGCACCAAAAGGCGAATCACTAGCCTTTATAAATCCAATTGAAAGAGAAATCCTTAACAGGTCAGGTGCAAGGGGTCAGATGACAAACTCTGGCATAATGTCCTATGCTCCTGAAGATCCACTTAAACAAGCCGCTATGGCATTAAATATGGCCGCCCCTAAAGGCGAGAAGTTGGCTTATATTAACAAAGAGGAAGCCAAACTATTAAAATCAAAAGGTGGCGCAGGTGTACCTGTAAACTCGTCAGGAGTCCCATCATTCTTTCTTAATAAATTATTTGGCGGAGGAAAAGATGCACCAGCTTTAGAGAAATTCGATGTGGGAGGATCGGCTCGTGAGTATGTAAATGCAATGTCCGATCCAGCCTTGCAGAATAAGCTACTGCAAACTCGTCAACAATACGATCCACAGTACCAGGACTTGCAACTTAGCCTAGCTCGAAGAGCCGCCGATCCAATGGCACAACTTGCCGAGGACCAAGCAATGCGGTCGCAGGAGTTTGGCTCACAAATGGCAGAACGCCAGGCTGGTTCCGATAAGTCCCTAATGAATCGATTCGGGGCAGACATGACTGCCGCAGTTCGTGCATCCGATCCGCTCATGCAAGCTCGCGTAAACCAAGCAAACGAGTTGGCCAATCAGGCATATCGCGATTCACAGATGACTGACTTGTCGCCCGAAATGAGACGCAGGGCAACTCAGTCTGCCCGCGAAGGCTTAGTATCGAGAGGGCGGGGTATGGACAATGTGGGCATTGCGGCCGAAGCGATGAGCCGGGAGGATTATTTGCGGGATATCATTCGTGAAAATCGTGACCAAGCATCTGCACTTGGCGGGTATGCTTCCAGGCTCAACCAAGCAACCTCATACGATCCACTCCGACTTGCTGGCGGTGGACAAAACTTCGTGCAACAAGGCTATGGCCAACGAGCCGCAATGTTTGGCATTCCACAGGAACAGGTTACACGAATTAATCCCGATGCTGGAGTAAATATCGGAATGGCCGAATATGCAAATCGTGCGAATTACCTGGCAAATACTTATGCGGCTAAAGAACAAGCGGCCGCAGGTGCGGCTGGTGGATTAATGGGTGGTATAGGATCAGCACTTGGAGGCTTTTTAAGTAAAGGTTAGCTGGGACAATCGGGAATTAATCAAAACCAAAATTTCGGACAAGGGATAAGTACATATCGAGGCGGTGGTGGAAACACTATGAGTTCAGGCGGATACAAATTATTTTAATATCATGGCAATAGGAGACACAGTTCAGGCGGGACTCATGCGAGTCGATTTCTCACCAATCCAACGGGCAGGGGAAGCACAGGCTAGGGCGAACCAAGCGTTTGGGCAGGCTATCGGCGGAGTGATTGATAAATTCTATCAAAAGAAGAAGGATAAGCAGGAGAGGGAAGAACGAGAGCAAGCATACCGCCAAATGGGTCTATCCGATGAGGAGGCAAAAGCCGCAAGCCGAGACAAAGATTTAGCCAATCAATTCATTAATAAAATGAATGCAGATCGAAACTACGGTTTGCAACTTGATCAATTTAACCAGTTGAAAAGTGTCCAAGACTTGCAAATGAAAAACATTCGTCAAGGTATGGAAAGACAGAAAACGGCAGACGAGTTGGCGGAAGAGGATCGGATGTCAGAGAACCAATTCATGCAGTCCCTGATGTCACAGACTGCCAGCCCACAGGCACAGAGTCAGGCGGACATCGCTATGCCTGGACTGCCGGCACTTGGTAATGGCGATGCCCGTAATCGCTTCATGCAGGCACAGCTAGAAGATCCACAAAACCAAGTACCCGTATCGAGTCTTGGACCTCAGGACTTTGGACGATTTGCCAGCAGAGAAGGACTTGATCCTAAATTATCCGTAGCTCGTATGGAGGCACTTAGGCAGGCGGAGTTGGCGAGACAGCCAAAACCTTTAAGCCCATCAGATCAACTGGCTCGTGAAAAATACGAAGATCAGAAAGCTGAAGATGTAGAACAAACAGAAACAGCAAAGATTGAGTCCACTAATAATTTAACTGATTTTTATAACGAAACTAAAAGCCTGTTAGATAAAATAAACGAAAAAGGCGTAGATGTAACTGGACCAATCGAAGGTACTTCTATTTACAGATTTTTCTCAAAATTAGGTGATACCAATGACGAGCAAGTAAGAAGAAGGCTTGAAATGTTCACTCGTAAGCTGACACTTGATGCGGCTCAAAACCTTAAAGGTGCATTATCAGACAAAGATATTAGATTCTTGGTAGAACAAGCACCTGACATGGATGACAATCCTTCTGTATGGAAAAAATACATGGGCGATTTGGTGCTAAGATTAGAGAGAAATGCAAACCAACAAGGCATTGAACTTGGAGTTCCACAAGCCGATCTATCCGCCCCAGCCTCTCAATCGCTACTAGATGAGATAGAAAGAAAAAAACAATTACGCAGTAAAAGGGCAGGATTATAATGCTTACCCAAGAACAAGCACTCGCCGAGTTAAAACAATTAAACATGGAACTCGGACTAGCCGAGGATGATGGTATTCCTATGACGCAGGCTCAAGCGGAAGCGGAGCTTCGCAGACTAGACGAGGAACTCGCATCCACTCCTGAATCGTTTGACGAATATGTAGTTCGCAGAAAAGAGGAGGACAGTAGATCAATCGGGGAGAAGACATCGGCCTTTACCGATTCATTCCTAACTGGTGCAGGTACACTCGCCCAGGAGGGTGGCCGTGCGATCAAGCAACTGTTTAGCGGTGGAGTCGGGGCAAAGGAATTAAAAGGTGTATTTCAGGTAGGCATAGAGGACTTTGGTCGATTTGCTAAAACTCTAGGCGGGGAGGCAATGGATAACTTCTACTCCGATGAGGAGGAGATGAAGAGAGAGTACGAGAGGTATAAAGATAACTTTCTTTATAATCAAAATGTTAGAACTGCCATGCTCAATACCTTCGATGAAGAAGGTCGGGACTTTGTTAGCTTTGGTGCAAACTTTGTCGATCCTACCATGCTTGTACCCGTTGCCGGACAAGTCGCTAAATTAGGATCAATCGGTTTAAAATCTGCAAGACTTGGTAAACTCGCTAATGCGATAGAGAAGGGTGGGGCGATTGCATCCAAACCTACAGAACTCGTTGCAAAAGGCACACGCAAAGCAATCGAGAAAACCGCACAAGTGGGATCGAAGATCGCTGGTGCTACCGGCAAGGCGGGAGAAGTAACAGCAAAAGTCGCCGCCTTCCCTCGTAATGTAGTAACTAAATTAGCAGGCAAAGCAATCGACCCAAAAGTAGCAGGTTCAGGAATACTAGGCGCACAGGTAACAGGTGCATTTACAGGAGCAGTACCTGGCCTCGGTTTACTCACCTCCGCAGAAGTGGTTGGATATATAGCCAACAAATCGGGTAGGGGAATGGAGCGAGTATTAACTGCTCTGGGTTCTGAGGCTGGGCAGAAAAGATTCCTTCAACGCCTAGCAATGGAAGCAGACTCCCCGACCACAAGAAAACTCGCCCTTTATGCCCACAAGCTGGGAGGCACAAGGATGGGCGACATGGCATTTAATTCTCTAGTAAATGGTATCTCTGTATCCACATTGAACGGAGCCTTGGCATACGCATCCACCGATAGCATCGAAGAACTCGGACAAGCTATGGGCGCAGGCTTTGCAATGGGTGGAGCATTACCTGTTGGGCAACCTGGTATGAGGGCAGGTAAATCACAAGCCGCCCGAGATCAATCATCCGTAAACTTTTTAGAGGCAAAACTTGGACAGGATCAATTAAAGCAGTTCCGTAAGATGGACCCCGATGCTCGCCTAGCTTTTGCCACAGTAGAAGAGGCAGGCATAAAAGCACCCAAACTCATGTTCGTGGATAAGGATTTGATGCTTAAAACTCTCAGGGAGGACGATCCTAATATCCGCCAAGCACCCAATGCTTATTTCAATCAAACAGATAATACCATCTATATAAACGAGAATGGCCGAGCCAGTAATAGCTCCAAAGAAGCATTTGATATTCTCACCCATGAACTCGGCCACGGATTTATCACTCAAGCGATTAAGGATGATCCATTCTTCGCCCGAAAGATCCTCGCACAGTACGAGGCAAAACCAGGTGAGAAAGCATTTGAGTTCGCATTCACCACAGACTCAGCAGGCGCACCAATCGATTCCATCATGCTCAATGAGAAGGCAAAGAAGATTGCCAGCGCATATGATAATATACAGGAGGGCGATAAATCAATCGGGGTAGGGATGAATGCCAATACACTCGCCCAGGAGATCGGGGCCGAGCAGTTCGCCATGATGATGGTAGATAATCCAAACTACTTTAACACCATCGAACCATCCCTCCGCCAAAAATTACTCGAGGGATCTCGCAAAGTGCTGACCCTCTTTGGTGCTGTGGATGGCAATACCGGCAACCCGTTGGATGTTTCTATCTCCCCTCTACTCAAACGCAACAAGACCATCCGCAACCTCTATAAAAACTACACCAAGCAAAGAGATGCTTCGATTGCGCACAAGGTTGACCTTGCAGAAAAAGGGGTGGCGATGAAGGTGCGCAAAGGCGAATCGGCGGATCAGGCGGTGGAAAGAATGTTTGGCGCTCAAGGGATATCCTTAAAAGATTCGGGAGCATTTCGGATAAATAATAAGAAGGTAAAAGAAAAATTATCTCAAATATTGAACAGATTAGATGAGCAACCTGAAGGCCCAATGTCCTCAGAGAGAAATCCAAGAAGTGGTAAACCTCAATCGATTGTTGGGAAAGAATTATCTCCCGAGCTAAAAAATGTTTTTACCCGAAACGATCCAAGGGGAACCATTAATGTTTTAATTAATGACATTACTGAATCTATAAAGAATCGCATCCAACTAAACTTTTTATACCGCTCGGGTAAACCGAGTAAATATTCGGATAACGAGTTAAAAGGAAGAGTTGTTTCTCCAGTTAGATTTAAAGTAACAGGATTGTCAAAAGGTTCTAGTTCAGCCGCATCTTTAAAGATGGATGCAATCGATGAGGCATACCTTCGTAATAATGTTGAGGTATTGGTAAAAGAAGGATTTGCCAAAGACCCAAACAAGTTAATCGAGCAAGCCCGAGAAGTTGCAAGACAGGCAATGGATGATCCCGAGGGCAGAATCAATCCCCAAGGTAATTACGAGAATGAACTCGTCACCGCAGTATTCGGCCAGCCTGAGTCTGCTCCACAGATTCGTAATGCCAAGCTACGCCAACTCTTAGAAGATAAGAAACTTCAACACGCCTACCGCTCCTACGATGTCGATGCGTTGGCGGGTATTGCCCCAACCGGCAAGAGCGGGATCGCATTTGATTACTTCAATATCAAAAACAATTACTCGCCCTTCGATGACAAACTCTTCATGCCTACCGAAATCCAAGAAGGTTCACCTGGTAGTTTCTTTAGACCAAAATCTGCAAGGGATAAATCGGCAAAACTTAGAACATTTAAAAGCCCAGTCTATTTAAAGGATGGTTCTCGTCTATCAGGAGTAGCAGATAATCCCGAGCAGAATCCATTCTATGGTTTCGATAAGAATGGGCAGGAGTTCAGTCAAAGACGGGAGTATGTAAATCCACAGGATATTACTAAGTCTAGGGACTCGGATCGCACAGCTAATCAGATTCGTAACGAATTAGAAAGCGGGCAGAAACTCTTCATCCCCGCCTACCACGGCACACCGCACACCTTTTCAGCCGAGCCAGGCGCACCCTTCGGCAGATTCAGAGCATCGGCCATCGGTACTGGCGAGGGTGCGCAAGCCTATGGGCATGGGCTTTACTTTGCGGGGAAGAGGGAAGTGGCGGAGCATTATCGGAAAGTGCTTTCGGGTGATAAAGATTATTCCTATTTAGATTATGATGGGGCAACCTTTGATCGAAGTAACCCAAGGCATGAGGCCGCTAGAAGGCTACTTAATGCTAAAA